ATGCCCCGCAAGCGCAAACGCCGCAGTTCCATCGTGGAAATCGGATCCGGTCCGGCCGCAGTCCGGATCTACACGATCAACCGGAAGGACGGATACGACCAGTTCACCCTCGCGTGGAAGGAAGGTGGCCGGCGGAAAACCCGCTGCTTCTCCTGCATGGACGAGGCCAAGATGGTCGGCCAGCAAATCACCGTCCGCCTGATCAACGGCGCGACGGCCGATGCCTGCGAGGCCACCCGCCGGGACATCGATCTGCTCCGGTATTGCGAGCGCACCGCCACCGAGTTCGGCGTGACGCTCGCCGCCGCCATCGACGAATGGGCCAGCGCCCGCCGCACGGCGGGTGAAGTCCCCCTCTCGGATGCCGTCCGGTTCTACGCCGCGAACCGGGCCGACTTGTTTGCCGTCCGCAGCAACGTCCAGGTGGCCGCCGAGTTCGTCGAGTCGCTCAAGCGGAAAGGCGTCAGCGACATTTACGTCAGGAACGCGACCGGCACCCTCAAGCGTTTCACGGATGCCGTTGCGGGAAATATCGCGGATGTCACGGCGGCCGACATCAACCGCTTCCTCGACGGGCTCACGAAACTGGGACCGGTGACCAAGAATGGGATCCGGCGCAACCTCGTGACCATGTTCGGATTCGCCAAGAAGCAGGGATACCTGCATCCCGACCGGAAGACGGTCGCGGAGCAGACCGACTCGTTCAAGGTGCCCGAGAAGGAGATCGCCATCTTTACTCCCGATGAAATGGAGCGCATCCTGCTCGCCGCCCACGCCCGGATTCTGCCGCTCATCGCGATCGGTGGATTCGCTGGAATCCGGTCGGCCGAGGTCGCGCGGCTCAACTGGGAGGATATCAAGTGGGACCGCGGGCACATCGAGATCGCCGGCTGGAAGTCGAAGACTGCGGCGCGCCGCTTGGTTCCCCTGCCCGAGAACCTCAAGGCATGGCTCGCACCGTGGCGGGAAGAGTCTGGCCCGATCCTCTCGATGAGCGACGCATCCGGTGCCCTTGGCGACACCGCCTTGAAGGCAAAGATCCCCGGAGGATGGCGTCAGAATGCCCTCAGACACTCGTTTATCAGCTATCGGGTGGCGGAGACCGGCGACGTAGCACGGACCTCTCTGGAGGCTGGCAACTCCCCGAAAATGATCTTCCGCCACTATCGCGAGATTGTGGATGAGGAGGCGATGAAGGCGTGGTGGTCGATTACTCCCCCCGCGGGCTGGCAACCTGCCGGACTGAAATGGTCGATCAAAGATCGGCTTCGCAAAATCTCCTGTCTCCAGGACATCCCACGCGTTGACACTGCAAACGATGCGCAACCATGAAAGCCACCATCAGCACGCATCCCTTTCGGACGATGAACACGAGCGAAACCGCTGCGGGGTTGGGGATCTTGACCACCGTCCACCCCACCCTCATCAAGAAGAAGGAGCTCGCCCAGCGCCTTTCCGTCAGCCCGCGCACCATCGACGAGTGGGCACGGAAGCGAATGATCCCCTATCTCCAGATCAGCCCCCGGTTCTACCTCTACGACTTCGAGGCGGTTCTGGTTGCTCTCCGAAAGCACTACCAGGTGGACGCCGCGAACTGACCTGTAACAAAGCGAAAGCCCCCGGACGGCGTGAGCCATCCGGGGGCTTTTTGTTGGGCCACGGATGGAGAGGCGACGGAGAAGGCCCCGGAGGCCGCCTGCTAAACGCTTTCTCAGTTTTTTAACCATCGACACGAGAGACATCACGCCCACGGCGAGACCGACCAGGAGCGATGCGATGCGGAGGTGCCATTCCATCTGTTCCTGAAAAGACGTGATGACTCCCATCAGCGGCGAGGCGATACCGACGATGCCTTTCATCAGGTAGTCGTAGTCGAAAGAATGGCGCATGTGTCCGGCGTGCTTGTCAATCGGCACGGTTTGCGGCGTCGAGTTCCTCGCGTGTGTTCGCTGTGCGGATCGCGGCCTTGCGCGTGGCATGGGTCGTCCACTGTTCACGAATGGCCGCCCCGTAGGCGACCAGAAGGAGGCGAAGTGCCCTGACTCCTGGCAGCGTGTGTGGCACACCCCTGATGTCCGTGATGACTTGAGGGGTGTTCATGAACGCGGTTTTCGCGGCGTTGTCCGGTTGCAGGTCGTGGGCTTCGCGCAGGAGGATGAGCAGGCGGGTGAACGCCTGTTGGTCGGTTTCGCCTGCTGCCAGCGTGATGCCGTTGATCTCGATGCCCGCGGCCAGACGTTTCCGTGCTGCCTCCTCAAGCTGGATTCGCCGTGCGATCTTGGCGGAACGCAGCTCGGTTTGCTGTTGCAGTTCGGTCATGGGTGGAATGAGGGTTAGAGTTCGGTTAGGGTCACAGTGAAACCGATCATTTCGCCGGAGCCATACATCCCGAAAAAGCAGTAGCCTGCCCAATCAAAGGTCGCGTCAGCGGTGAAGGTGAACTCGGCGAAGATGTCCGACGAGGTGGGCGGACTGTCGATGATGGCGGCCGAAAAATCGGCGTATTCGCTGATCGAAACCGATAGGTAGGCGTTGGAAAGGAGCTGCACGTTCGAGAAATCCCCGGACCCGTAATTGACGTAGGCGATCCCGAAAGAGTCGCTGCTCATGGGGAGCGAGTCGAAGTTGTCGAATCGCACATGGTAATTCTTCCCCGCCACCACGGTGCCGAACGATACCAAACTTTCGTAGCTGTCGATGTAGACCGGGGTGACAGTTGGCGGCGGCGGTGGTTCAGCCTGGCTGAGAATCATGATCCAACCGTCGTTGGTCGTGGTCATGTCGTCCTTGGTGCAGATCCACGCCTCCCCATCGACAGCGGCGAGTCGTCCGCGCCATCCGGGACTGCCTTCGATCATCCCGCCGTCATAGTTTGCAGGGGCGAAATCCAGGACCGCCGGGTGCCAGGTGCCACCGATGTTCTGCATCGGGGTGGCGAGGCTGGGCGGAGCTTCCGGCGCGTTGATGGCGGCACGGACCCGGGTGCGGTGGAGCGAGCTCAGCGATTCCTGGATGTCGTGCCGCAGGTAGTTCGGATGCGGGTCCGCTGCGCCCAAGTGGGCCGCCATCGACGCTGCAAGGTCGGCGGGAGAGGCGATGTTTTGCGGCAGAGGATAGGCTGGCTCCGCATCGGTCGGCACGCCTTCCGTGCCGCGGTTCACATCGTTCTCAACGATCACCAGGAAAGTCCGCGTCGAGGTCGGTTCGCCGGCGCCCTCGCGCCAGGTGATTTCACCCATGAGGAGAATCTCGGAAAGCTCGGTGCCGGTGGACGAACCGACCTGCATCGCCGAATCGAGCTCGACCGTGTTGAAGCTCGGCGTGCAGGAATAGAGCGGACCGCTCACGCCGACCTCCGGAAGCACCCAAGCCGACTGCTGGACCAGGTAGCCGACGTCATAGCGCCCGCGCGGTTTGATCCCAAGCTGGAGTTGCAGGATGGCTGGATCGCCGATCTCGGTCGCACTGGTCCCGTTTGAGAGGAAGCTCACTTCCAGCTTCGCCGCATCGCCGCGCTTGAAGCGTAGCGAGGTGACCGGATTGCGGAATCCCGGTCCTTCGATCAATTCCAGCGTTTCCAGGTCGACGTAGAGCCTCACGCCGGTGGGTTGCTGTCAACTGATCGACACGACCTTCGCCCGCCACCACACGTCGTTGTTGGCGATCTCGTCCCCGGTTGATCCGTCGATTTCAATGATGTGGCCGCACGGGCGCTCATCGAGGTTGATCGTCACATTGAAGGGTCCGACCGCCACCCTGCCCCACGGGTCGGCGTCGGTGACCTCGCTGCTCTGGTGATAGAATTGCCGTGCCCCGTTCAGCCGGACCTCCAGCCAATCGAAGCCGGTGTTGAGGATCTCGATCTCTCCCCAGACCTCCAGCACGACCTGCGTGCCGCAGCAGATACCGAAGACGACCGTGCCACGGATTGGTTCCTCGCTATCAGCCCTCGGGTTGGATTCGGCATCTCCATAAGCGGCGGCGCGGTAGATCTCCCATTCACTCTGGGCAATCTCGCTGGCCGCCTCGATCAGGATCGCGGGGGTGCGCCTGGTGGCCGGGTCGCAACACAGTTCGACGCCTGCCACCATGATTGGAGCGATAAGGTGAGCCATGTCAGGCGAGGGTGAGAAACTTCCGGGTCTCGGGATACCCGTTCACGCAAACCTTGAACTCTTCGACCTTGAGCGTGGTTTCGCCGGGAGTGGTCACCAGACCGTCTTGCCAGCGGGCCAGATCGGTCACCGTTCCTTCATCATCCACCAGGATGGACCCGTCCTTGCCGTTGCCCTCAATGCGGATCTCCTTGGGCAAGGGATCGCCCGGATTGGGCGGCTCGCACTTCACGCGGATTTGCGGCTGGGTCACCCGCTCGGCGATGGAGCGGAACTCAGCAGGTCCGTCCGGAGGGTCCTCGTCGGGCTGCCCCGAGCCGTCCAGCGGTTGAACCCAGACCGGCTTGCCGGCTCCGACGTTGGCCGCCCGGAAGTCGAGTTCCACCTCGTCGCTGGCCTCGCTCTCGCTGATGCCGTAGTCGCCTCGAACCGACCGGAAGCGGTAGATGTTGGAATCCTCCTTGTGGTCCTTGAACACGTTGGCACCGCCTCCGGTGTTTTCCCCGGTCCAGAGCTGCGCCCAGTGTTCGATGTCGCTCTGCTGATAGACCTTCACCTTGGGCGTCCCGCCGTCGTCCTCCAGCTTGAAGAGCTTCACGAAATACTCGCCGTCGCTTCCGGAGCCTTCCGGATCCTCGGGGTAGTAGTGGTTGCCATCTTGGTCCTCGGCCGCGGCGAGGATCTCGGGCTCCTCGCTGATCTCGCCCATCTCGTCGGTGACGATCTTGCACCAGAGCGTGTCACCGAATGCCATGGCGATCTGCGGGCGCGGGATGGTGTCGAGCGCCTCTTCGCCGACCTTGGGGATGTGGAATTTCACCGCCGGGGTGTCGCCGGACTTGGGCTTGCGCTCGATGACCCAGCCGTCCTTGACCGTGACCTGGTAGCCGCCGTCCTTCTTCTCGATGCCAATGACCGCGAAGGGCGGCAAAGCGGGATTCGGAGAGAGTCCTGGACCCGGGCGCGAATAGGCGAAGCCGCCCGACGAGGCGATGAGGTCAAGCCCCGTCCCCGGTCGCGGCGTGCGCGAGGCGATGGCATCGAGCAGGGCGTTCCAGTCCTCGGCAAGCACCGGATCTCCGCGCTTCTTTCTGGCTGGCAGCCGGTTCATTCATCCTCCTCCTGATAGATGTCCTCGTCCCAGCCGCCGCGGTCGCTGGCCAGCCATTCCATTTCGATCCGGAATGACTTGCCCTCCTGCGTCTGGGTCACGCCATTGAGCAGCCAGTTTCGGCCGCCGGCCAGTTCCGGCACGTCGCCGGACGGTTCGGAAATGTTCCCGATATCGTTCAATTCGTTCGACCTGACCGGCTTGTCGCGCACCCAGCTTTCGCGCCAGGTGACCCGCGGGCTGTAGTAGCTGGTCTGGCCGCGTTCGATCTTGCCGAGGACTTCCGTGCCCAGTTCGCTCTCGATCTTGTCGCGAAGCTTGTTGCCCTGATCGTCCTTGTCCTTGCCGGACTGGATCAACTGGATCGCCTCGCGCTCCTTGTCTTCGAGATCCTTGTAGCGCGGGTGGCTGAGCAGCGGTTCCTCGGAGAGCGACAGCCCCATCGAATAAACCGCGTTGTTCTTCTCGTCGTCCTCTTCCTTTTCCTCGGCCCCGGCATACTGGCAGACGATTTCCGCGAGGTCGCCCTCGGTGAAGCTGGCGGTGACCTGCGAGACCTGGATGAAGTTGATCTCCGGATGGACCGTGCCGGGTCGCGGCATCAGGGCGACGGCCGAGCTGCGGTGGCAGAGGAAGACCTGGGTCGCGGTCCACTTGCCCTCCTTGTCGATCTGGACGGAGTAGCCGGGCTGCGGATAGAGGCGTCCGGGCTGGATGGAAACGTGTCTCGGCATCTTGGCCGGGGCACGGCGTCAACCGAAGGCCGCCTGAGCGCCGCCGCCGAGCTTGTCGACCCGACGGTTGAGGTCGTGCAGAAGCCGGTTGGTTTCGCCGGTAAGCCGGTTGTTCTCGCGCTGCGCGTCCAGCGCCCCGGCCGAGTAGCCGCCGCCCCCGACTTTGCCGAGCGAGGTGACGATCGGTGCGAGCGAGGAGGCCGCGGGTTTGGCCGACGCGGGCGTGGTGCCGGCGACCTTGCCCGCAGCGGCCACCGTCTTGGCGGCATCCTCGGGCCTGGGCATCGTGTCGCGGATCGACTGCGTCACCTTGCCGAAGCTGTCCCGCAGCCCGCGGGTGTCGATGAGTTCGCTGCCGGTGGATTCACCCGCCTTGCGTGCTGCCTCCGCCACCCGTTCGCCAAGCTTCGGTGCCCCCTGGCCGATGAGCCCCTGCGCACCCTCGGCCATCTCCTTGAAGTTCATGCCGAACAACTCCGCGCCGGCTTCCCGCCGGTCCTTAAGGATGTTGCCGAAGTTGGTTTCCACGTCGCCGGCCTCGAAGCCGAACAGGTCGCTCATGCCCGGAATCTTGAGCAGTCCCTTGAGCAGGTGCGCGATCACCCATTCCATGCCGGATTGCAGATAGACGATGGGCGTCTGGAACGCGTTGAGCAGCGCCGCGCCGAAGCCGACCGCCAGCCCGAGCAGCGTTGTTCCAAGGCTCTTCCACATCGCGCCGTCGGTGATCAGGTTCCAGAAGAATTCGATGGCGGCGCGGAAGCCGTTGATCAGCGCGTTCACGCCCACGGCGAACCCGAGCTTCAACGCGGACGAAACGAGGTCAAGGATCTGGCCGCTCTTGAACGCGGCGAGGATGAACATAACGGCGTCCTTGACCCGCTTGCCCGCCTCTGTCGCGAGCGGAGTGAGCTGCTGGACGAGTCCGATCGCCTGTTCGGCGAGGACACGGATCGAGTCGTTGATCGGTTGGCCGAGAGTGAGGAACACCTCGTTGATCGTGTCCTTGAGCGTGGAGAACAGACCGGCGGTCGTCTTGCTCTGTGCGTCCATCATGCCCGAGAACCGGCCGCCCTCGGAGGTCATCGAAGCGAAAGCCCGCTCGATGGCCGGGAAGCCGACCTGGCCGGACTCGACCAGATTCTTCACCTCGGAATCCGACACGCCGAACTGCTTGGCGAGTTCCTGAATGATCGGGATACCGCGGCCGGTGAGCTGGTTGATATCCTCGGCGAAGAGCCGCCCCTGGACCCGCGCCTTGCCATAGAGTTCGGCGATCTCGTTGACCGGCGCCTGCACGCCCGCGGACACGTCACCGATCCGGCGGAGGGTTTCGGGCACCGAGTCGGCGGATTCACCGAAGGCGATGAGCTTGCGACCGGCATCGGCGAGCTCGGGGAATTCGAAGGGCGTCTTGGCACCGAGTTCGCGGAGCTTGCCGAGGGTTTCCTCCGCCTTGGCCGCATCGCCGATCAGCGTGGTGAAGGCGACCTTGGTCTGTTCGAAGTCGGCGGCGGCCGTGACCGCTTTCATGCCGACTCCCACCGCAGCGGCCCCGCCGGCCATCGCCGCGCCGATGGATGCCTTGAACGCGGTTCCGGCGACACTGAAGCCCTTCTGCAAGGCGGCGGCACCGCCCCTGCCAAGGCCGGCCAATCCCGCGCCCGTGAGCCTCCCCATCCGCCGGGCCGACGCGCCGACCAGTTCGGTGGCACCGGCCATTGCTCGCTTGAGTGCGGTGATGTCGGCTCCAAGGGTGACGGTAAGGGCGCTCACAACGAGCCCGACGAGTCAACCAAGCCACCTACTGTGATTCGAAGGAGTCCTCGTCGGGGTAACAACGATGGTCAACTATCAATCCCTCATCCATCATCGATTCAACGAATGCAGGCGCATCTTGCGTCAAATGGCTTCCGTCATCGCGAGTCTGGCCGTCGTTTTCAGTGGCGTGGACTCGCAAACCCGTGCCCTCAGATGCCATTCTGACAATCTCGCGCCCGATACCACGCCTGGTGTATTGCGCTCCGAGCTTATCCAGATAGGCCCACTTGAGGTGCAAAATCTCTTCGGAGAACGGGGCGGCTCCTTCGATTAGGTGAAACTCAATGCGGCCGATTTCTCTCCCTTCGCCGTTCCTTGCTACGATGCAGGTGAAGTCATCATTGGCTTCCAAATCGACAAATTCTCCATCTGTCAGCCGAATCCTTCGGCAGTGGCCTTCGTTCGAAACAACTTGAGGTGTCATGCTTAGGTTTGGGGTCCTGCTCATTCTGGCGTCAAGCTCGTGGGTCCTAACACTTCCTTTAGCTTGATGCCTGCCAGTGTAGCCGCAAGGCGTGGATTTGTTCCCGGAGGTTGCTGCCATCAGGATTCTCCATACTCCATCGGGTTCGGATCGAGTTCCTGCGGAACAGGCAATGCTGGTATTGCGCGAGTCGCGCCAAGGGCAGATGCAGAATCCGCTCTTCCGGCCAGCCGGTTTCGGCGGCGACGGCGAAGACCTGGGCGGCTACGAAGCCGGGTTCGTCGCAGGCAGGGGCTTTTTTCCGCCGATGCCCGACACGGGATCGACCTGGGCCGCCTCCAGCTCACGGCTCTGTGCCTCCAGGCGCTGGAAGGCGGTCTGGAAATCCTCCGGGGTCAGCCCGCCGCAGAAGATCAGGGCGGCTTCCCGGAATCCCTGGTCGTGGAACGAGGCGCGGACGACCTCGGGCCACGGGGCGCAGTGGGCATAGACGAAGCCCATGATCGAGGAAGTGAACTCCGGCGTGCCGTCCCTGGGCATTTCCCCTTTCACCAGCGGGTTGCCGGTGCGGAGCAGCACGTCGTAGCTGGCCAGAGAAAGCGGGCGCATCGCGTGGCTGGCGACGATGGTTTCCACGTCGTGGAAGGCGGCGGAAAGGAGTTTCTGGCGGTCGCTGTCGTCCATGGGATCTTCAGAGGTGGCGGAGGAACAGGTCTTCGGTGGCGGGTGACGCATCCAGCGGGATGAAGGCGATCTTGCCCCGGCGCTTCACGCAGGCCAGAGGCACGTCCCGCTTCACCTTGTCGACCAGCCGCTCGCGGTTGAGCAGGGCGCACTTGATGTAGGCAAAGGGGTGCTCGGGATGGGCGAGGTGCCAGGCGCCGTCATGCCAAGCGGCGATCAGTTCCTTGGTCTGGAACTTTCCGCACGAACTCTGCGGGTCGAAGAACCAGACGGTACGCTCGCCACGGATGCCATCGCCGACGACGCGGACGAACGGCTTCTCGGCCAGCGCGATGCCCACGGCCGTCAACGCGGCGGCAAGGCAGGTGTTGCTGGTGGCGGTGGAGGACAGGTGGGATACGGCGTTCATCTCGGGATCGGAATGTTAGAAAGTGGGTCAGGCCCCGCCGCCGCTGGCGACGAACGGGTAGTGGGTGGCGGTCAGGTCGATCTTCTCGAAGTCCTCGTTGTTGAGGCTGCGGCTGACCTGCATGAGGATGGTGGTGCCGCCGCTGGCCTGCTGGAGGTGGCCGGGAATCGCGTTGGCGAGCGCGATGGCGGCACCGATCTTGCCGCTGAACGACGAGGTCTTGGCGACGAGGCCCGAGAGCTTGATCTCGACCTTCTCCTGGTAGAGCGACAGGCCGATGATCTCGCCGGCCTTGTCGAGGACGGTCTTCTCCTGGTTGGAGAAGTCGAAGGACAGGTCGGTGATGAGAATTCCCGCTTGATCGTTCGGGATCCCCCAGTTGCCGGTGGTGCCAAGGAAAGTCGCGGCCATTTGACCGCGTGCGGCGTGTCAACCGCATCAGACGGCGGAGACGACGGCCTCGTAGCTCAGCACGCTTTCCCGGCCGCGCGACTCGTCTGGCGTGGTGCTGCCCTCGCGCTCGATGAGGTCGTGAAGGACGAAGGTTTCCGAATCGAGGTCGGCTTGAATCGCTGCCCTGTCGCGCAGGAGAGTCACGAGTTTGCCGGCCCATCCGGCGTGGAGTTCCGCAGGCGTGTCATCCACCTGGGAAAAGAGATGCACGTCGAGCTTCACGCGGGCCGTGTGCGGCATCGCCGGGACTGGTTTGGATTCCGAGGTTTCGAGGACCACGCACGGACGGGTGCGGATTTCATCGCGGCTGGCGACGTGGATCGGGATGGTCCCGGGCAATCCCTCCGGGCGGTGGCTGTCGATCCATTCGGCCAGCAGCGACGACAAGCGGTCTTCGATCAGGTTGGGCATCTTGTCCGATGCGCCTGAGTCAACCGGACCGCCGTCGCAGCGATCGGTTCGCGCCGTCGTTGATCTTGCGCAGCGAGGTGGCGAGCGCCTTTCGAAGCCTGCCCGCGGCCACTTGGAGCGCGAGTTGGATGCCCTTGCGGGTGCTGACGTCCTCGATGTAGTCGAGCTTGTTGACCAGCGTGACGGCCGGGTTGTCGCCGGTCTTGATCGTCGCGGATCCCGGAGACTGCTTGTGGCGGGTCGCCCACTGGACCGCGCCGCGGATGCGTCCGCCGATGGCCTTGCCCGCATTGAGCCAGGACCCCTTGGCGAAGCCGACCCGCTTCTGGATCTTCGTGATGTAGGTCTCGCGGGCTTTGGCGCTGGTGACGATCTGCTTCGGCTTGGATCCGCCGAGTTGCCCCCAGCGGTGGAGCTTCGGATCGAGTCGGCCGACCGTGAGGTCCTTCCATCCGGAACTTGTCTGGCGCAGGTTGTTCTCCGCACGAGCGAAGCGCCGTTTCTGGATGTTGGCCCAGAACCGGTCGGCCGCCGCCGGGTCGGACTTGCGGATCTCCTCGAAGGCGTCGGATGGCAAGGCGAACACGCCGCCGATGTCCTTCGCCACCGCCTTCTCACCGCGCTGCTTCGCCTTCTCGGAAAACCCGAAGGGCTTGGTGTTGCGGGCGAGTTCGACCGATAGCCCGCGCGCCTCCTGCTTCACCAGGGACAGCAGAGTCCGTCCCACCTTGTCCGGGTAGCGGCGTAGCAGGCGGGCGACGGTGAACGCTCCCTTCAGTTTGGCGGTGAAGCGGATCGCGCCGTCATTCATCGGTCGAGGACAGGCTGAGGGTGAGGAGCGGCGAGCGGGGATGGTTCGAGACCCGGCTGATGCGGTATTCGGTGCCGTCCACCTCGATGCGCTCGCCGAACTTCGGCATGGCCGCAGGAAAGGCCAGCTTCGGAACTCGGAGGCTGAGGTCGGGCGACTCGACGAATCCGCCCATGTCGATCTGCTGCTCGTTGCGCATCCGGCTGACGAGGACGAGCAGGTCGAGGTTTTTCCACCGGGCCGTCACGCCATGCTCGGTGAGGAGGTGGTGGAGGTCGGCGAGGATTTCCGATGTGAGGCTCATGCCCAACAGCGGCTGTCAAACCACACAGTCCAAACGCCGATTGTTACTGGTTCCCGATCCAATTCAAGCTCACGACCAACAGCAGGCGCACACCCTCCGATATGCGCCGCAAGAATCACCTGAGGGAAGGACTACCTCATTCGGTGGCCACCTTCTGGCCACTGAGGGCGCTCTTCAGCGACTTCATGCTGTCCTTACTCCACTGCTTGGTGGGCGACATCAGCTTTCCGGCCAGCTTCAATTCGAGATTCCGAGCGCGGGCCTCTTTGAGCCGACTCCGCACCTCACGTCCCGACACCGAGGTCGAGATTTTGTGCTGCGTGCGTGTAGTAGTGCTCATGCCGTGGAAGGTAGTGCAGTGCCCCATGCTTCTCAAGATCAATTAGTTCGATTTCCGGGGTGCCAGCTTCCACTCCCGCAACCCCCAGATTATGAAGGTAAAGGAACGAAACCGAAGGGTTGTCGCGGTATAGAGCCGTCAGGTCGAGAATAGTCTGCTGGACTTCTCGATGGTTTTTCGGGAGTTCGACGAGCGGGACACCTCGGCCGACTTCCCGCTTCCGTTGGACAGCCCCATAGAGCGCCAATTCCAAGTCCCGGTAAACGTACGCCACCTCGACTCGCCATTTTTTGTCCAAAGCCAGATCGATCATCGAGACAGCCCACGTCAGATCGCCCAACGTGCCATCCCAGATCAGGCAGGGTGCCACGGTCGGTTCGTTGCGGAGGGCGAATGTCTTACCGGCTCCCCAGCCACCCGACATGAAGCGGACCCGCTTGCGGGACCTCCGGTTTTCGATCTCGCGGACAAGGCGGTCTTGGGCGTAGCGCCAGGCCAAGTCCCAACTGGGCGTGAGATCCCGTTCCTTGCCCTTCTCTGGTTCGCGCGCATATCGCGTATCCAGATACCTCGCGATGTCCGTGCTAATAACCAAGCCTGATTTGGATTGCGTGAACCCGTCATATCGCCGATCTGCCTCGGGAAGATCACGAAGTAAGTCGCGCATGGCCTCGAAAGCCTTTTGCTGCTCCTTGGAGAGATTCTTGGGTGGCTTATCGGGGAGCTCGAGCATCGCGTTGGAGGCTTACCAAGCCGGACTCGCATTGGAAGCCCGGGATTCTGGCTCTGCCAGATTTCACATGCTTCTTCCAGTTGCCCCGCTGCAGAGTGGATTGCGGCGCGTGGATTTGATCTGATGGCAAGGATCCAGTTCGGCTTGATCGTCGCTGACAGCTCCAAGCAATCACCCCCTCCCGGTCTTGCCGAGAGAGGGTGTTGGACTCCGGGGATGAAAAGTTCGAGGTCGCTCAATTCCGCTTCACGCGGAAGTAGCGCTTCGGCTGGTTCTCGATGCTGTAGAAGCGGGTGACGACTCCGCCGGTGCCGATGATGTCGGTTTCGACGACCTCCCAGTTCTGGAGGTCGGTCGATCCCTCGATCCGGTAGCTCACGCCGTTGCCCGCGTTGAAGCGGAACTCGACCGCGGTCCGGATGGTGGAAAGCGCGTCGGGGGTGCTCGAATCCAAGGTCGGGTTGAAGCCGGTGTTGATCTCGAACAGGTCGTCGAAGGCGTCCCCGTCGCTGTCCTTGGCGCTCGGGTTGGTGCCGTGGGTAACCACTTCGGCGAAGTCACTGAGTCCGTCGCCGTCGGTGTCGGCGAGTTTCGGGTTCGAGCCGTGGGTGTTGATTTCCGCGCCGTCGGTCAGGCCGTCGGAGTCGCTGTCGTCCAGCACCGGATTGGTCTGGTGGGTGTTGGATTCCGCACCGTCGCTCAAGCCGTCGCCATCCGTATCGGCGGCGAGGGGATCGAGGCCAACGCGCTCGAAGAGGTAGCCCGCGGCAACGAAGTCAGCGACGGCATCCGCCCACTGGGTGGTGGTTTCCATTAGCACGGCGTGGTTTTCGCCTGCGCCACCGTCCGGTTGGCCGTTGAGCCAGCGGGCGTAGGCCGGGCTGCTGCCATCGGTCCACAGCCAGGTGCCCTCGGTCGCGGCGTCGGACAGGCCGAGCCACAGGTAGCCTTGGGTCGATTTGCGGGCGCGGGCGGCCATGCGGGTGAAGTCGTTGGCGTTCGGGAAGCTGGCAAGACGGCCGCGGCGGGTGGCGGCATCGGCAGCGGCCTGGGCGTGGGTGAAGGAGCCCTCTACCAGAGTGAAGTAGCTGCCGGGGTGGCTGAGCTCGGTGCTGTCGGAAAGACCGTCGCCATCGGTGTCGGACTTGAGCGGGTCGGTGCCGTGGGTCGAGATCTCCGCGAGATTGCTCACGCCATCGCCGTCCTGATCGGAGGCGGCGTCGTTGGTGCCGTCGCCGTTCGTGTCGGCCAGCTTGGGGTTGGTGCCCGTCAGATTGATTTCTTGGCCGTCGCTGAGACCGTCGCCGTCGGTATCAGCCACGAACGGATTGGTGCCTGCGGTCTGCTCCTGGCCGTCGTTTAAGCCGTCGCCGTCGGCATCCGCCACGGTGGGGCTGGTGGCGTAGCCCATTTCCAGCAGGTAGCCGTCGCGGATCGCAGTCGAAGAGCGGTCATACCACTTGCCGATTTCCGCGCCGTCACCGCCGCTTACTTCGGCGAAGTCGAGAGTGTTGCCGGTTGTCGAACTCGGGCGGCTGGTGCCCCACGGGGCGAAGCTGAAGGACTCGCCATTGACCCAGGTCCAGGTGCCGTCCACCGCGGCATCGCTGGCTCCGATCCACAGGCCGGTGAAGTCCTCGAAGGGATTCGCCGCGAGGTTTTGCAAGGCGCGGTTCCAACGGTCTTCGGTCGGGAAGCTGGCGAGGTCGCCACCCGTGCTGCGGGCGTCGTCGCGCGCCTGCTGCCAGGTGAAGGACCCCGTGACGATCGAGAAGCGGCCGATGCCGAGCTCGTAGCCGTCGCTCAATCCGTCGTTATCGCTGTCGGCCAGTGCTGGGTTAGTCGCGTAAACCACCCGCTCATCGTAGGCGGTGAGGCCGTCGCTATCGCTGTCGGACAGGTCCTTCTCGAAGGTGGCGCCGACCGTCTTGTCGGCGTCCATCGTGATGGTCAGCGGGTTGACCGTGCCCGAGGCATCGCCGGTCCAACCGGTGAAGCGGTAGCCGGGGTTTGGTGTCGCGGTAAGGGTGGCGGAGGCTCCCAAGTCGAAGATTCCACCGCCAGTGAAGGTGCCGTTCTCGGTTGCTGAAGGAATGAGGGACCAATAGCGGGTGTCGACCACCGCGTCACCACTCAGGCTCGTATGGGTGGCCGCGTGCAGGAAGCTCGGCGCGAGCAAGCACAGCGCGCAAGCGAAGATGGGAAGACGGTTTTTCATGGGATCGATGGAATGGATGGGCTGGAGCAATGCGAAATTAGTGGGTGGCGGCGGTTCCACCGCCCGGGGCCTTCGAACCCGCCTCCGCGGGCCTACCAGCGCCGGGCGGCGGATCTTGCGTTTCGTCGTCGGGGTAGGCCCCGGACGAGCAGGACGGCGGTCGGTTCAGTCCCTCGCTCAGGCGGGAGCCATCCGGCCCCGGAGGTCTGAGCTGCGGGCCACCCGGATCCCGATGTTGTTGTTCGTGTTCGTCGGGTTGTTGTTGGGGGACACAGAAGGCCCAGAACGAATCCTCGCCGTTCGGCACGAATTCCTTCCGCACTGACGCGATGCGCCCGCCGCGAAGGAGCTGGTTGAGCTCCTCCTTCGCGTTTCCCTGCCCGTTGGCGGGTATCTGGATGAATTCAAAAGGCATCTCCCTGAAATTTTTCCGAAAATCTTTCAGGGGCTTCGCCCCTGAACCCCTTTGGGGACCTACATTTGATTGATCATCGTGCTCACCGAACCGCTCCGCTCTGGCAGGACGGGCTCCGCCTCCGTCCCGCCGGTCGCTCCGCTGCCTGCGGGTTCTAGGGGACTGAACTGCGGGCCACCCGGAACCCGATGTCGAAGTACGTGCCCGTCGGGGAGCTGCTGATGCGGAACGCGACGCGCCAGGGGTCCGCGTCGTCTAACCAACTGCCGCCCCGGAGCACCCGGCGCGCGCCCGAGTAAATGTCGAAGCACCATTCCAAAACGTTCCCACTCATGTCCGATAGCCCTAGCTCGTTGGCCAGCTTCGTCGCCACATCTTGGGTCGAGCTGCCGCTATTGCTCAAATACCAAGCCACCGCGTTGATGTCGCTGCTGCCGCTGTATTCGTAGCCGTTGGTCTTCACCCCACCTCGGGCCGCGAACTCCCATTCCTTCTCGCTCGGCAAGCGATAGCCATTCGCCGCGGCATCCACTGTCGGTACTGAATCACCGGTTCGATAGACCGCGCTGCCCACCTTGTAAACCGGCCTCAAGCCTTCCTTCTCGCTGCGGGCATTGCACCACTTCAGCGCGTGATGCCAACTGACATCGGTCACCGGCCTATTTGGCCCTGTGCCCGCTCCCAAGCTGCCAATGTTGTAGCCATTCGCTGCGGCCCAAGTTCGAACCGTTTGGAACTCGCTCCAGGTCACCTCGGTCTTCGCCATGAAAAACCCGTCCACGGCCTGTGCTCCAGCCCACGACGATTCGGGCAGGGCTCCCGAGGACACGTAGGCAAAGCCTTCCGGAGCCGGCACCACGCCATCGTCCACCTTGACCTCGAAGCGCATCGCCGTGCTGTAATTCCCCAACCAGTCCGTTCCGGCGTTCCACGTGATCACCTTGCCCGTGCCGACCGGCACATTCGCGCCCACCGCTCCAGTCAGGGTCGTGGCGGGGACGCTGAAGGTTGCCCCGCCGTCGCTGGAAATCCGCAGCGTGACGCCGACCGTCGGCGTGTCCGCCGTCACGTCGTAGGTGATGTCCACCAGCTTCGTGCCCGGCCGTTGCAGCCCTTGGACGTTCGATACGACCGGATCCGCCGCCAGAAGCGTGCTTGTTAGAAAAAGAAGCGATGCGACGACCTTCAGGCCTGTCAGGGCTGCCGAGCCGCGTGGTGATTTTCGGTTCATCGGCTTTCCTATCCCAGTCGTCCGGTCCTCGGTCAAGGCTCAAACCTGCGCCTGGTCGGGGCTTCGAGGTGGGAGCGAAGCAAAAAGCCCCCTCCCAGTTGCCCGGGAGAGGGTGTTCTCGAACTCCGTCCGAACTCGCTGGGACGGTCAGGAATACTCGCCGGCCACCAGGTTGATGCGGCAGGCGGCGGTGCCGTCCAGTTCGATGAGGGCCGGCCCCTCGTTCACGGCGAAAACCGTGGGGGCGTTGACCTCCTTGGTGGTGGCACCGACCGGCACTTGGCCGCGGGAGACCATGAGCGAAACGGTGTCGCCCGCTGCCAGCGCGAGGCCGAGGTTGGCGTTGAGGGTGATGGTTCCCGCCACGGCATCGACTGAGGCGACCACACCGCGCACGCCGGTGCCGGTGGCGTTGGAGAACAGGACGACCACGTCGTTCGCGGCGGCACCGAGGTAGGGTGGCGCGTTGATCACGGTCTGGTTGGCCGCGCTGTTTGCGGTCACGGTGGTGGCCCGCGACTGCGAGCGGAAGAGCAGCAGCGAGGCGGCCTTGTCGGAGGTCGCGCTGGCATACTGGATCCGGACGCGGTCACGACCGCCGGCGGGGACGACGAGGTGGCTGAGGATGGTGCCGGCATTGCCGGTGAAGCTGAAGGGTGTCATGGCGGTTGTGCTGTCAGGCGTGGAGGGTTCAGGGTTTGACGATGCGCTTGAGTGCGTCGGCCTTCGCCACGCTGAACCCATAGAGGCACTCGAGGGTGACGAAGACCTTGTTGGCGCGGGTGTCGGTGAAGCGCAGGTAACCGAAGGTCATGCCGTTCTGCGGGTCGGTGACGGCACCGGCCTGCTGGTAGTCGGCGACCGGCTGGAGGTAGCG